GGGCATCGCCCTCACGCACCTCGAGGAAGCCCGCCGAAACGCCGAGATCGAGGATGGCCTCGACAATCTCCGTGTCAAAATTGGAGTTCTGGATGGTTTCGAAGATCGTGTCGGTGACCGGCTCGAGTTCGGTGGCAACTTTTTCCTTTTGCTCCGGCGGCACGTCCATGCCCGGCGTGAGCTTTGACCACTTCGAGTAGATCGGGATGAGGCCCGATTGCAGGCGCGAGGCAAATTCCTGAATGCCGATTACGGCCGTATCGTCAAAAATATCGGCGGCGTCGTAGCCCTGTGAGCCTGCATCGTCGATCGGCTTGAACCACATGCGGCGTGCCGGCATCGAGTAGCGGAAAGCCTTGTCATAGCGCGCCTCGTTGGGCAGGCGCTTCTGCTTTGCCCGCTCGAGTGCCGGACCGAGGCTGTCGACATTGAGCTTTGCCATTTAGAAGAAGTTCCGGCCGTATCCGGTGGCCGATCCGCCGGTGATCAGGGAGCGCGAGCCCAAGGGCGACTGGCCGCGCTTGGTGGCCTCGAGCTGCTGCGCCTTCAGCTCCTTGCGCCGTTCGGCTTCGGCCTGGGCCTGGGCCTTCTGCGCTTCAATCAAAGACTTGTCGGGCTTGGGTGGTTTCGGCAGCGACATGGATCGGTCCTCTTCTCGCCACAGCCATGTCTGCAAATCTGCGAGCCCTCAACGTACAATTTACAGGCCGCGGATCCGCGAGGGCGGGCGCTGCAGGCCCTTGCGCGCGAAAACGTCCCAGTTGCGCGGTGCCTGCACCACTTTCGCCGGGTTCGAGCCGCGCGTCAGCTTGATGCCCTCGCCGCCGCCGAGCATCAGGTATTGCAGCGCGTCGTGCGGGTGTGAAAAGCGGTTTTTGTCGGGCTCGTCGTAATAGCGCTCAACGCCAGAGACATTGATGCGCTTGTAGTGGTAGCCGCTCTCGAAACCCTTGATGATCGTCACGCAAGACGGGTCGATCAACAGGCCCGGGATCTTCTCGACTAATCGATTGAGGGGTGCTGTGACGGCCTCGAGCCGGAGGGCAATATCATTGGAAGGTGCGGGGCGAGCATTGATGCCCTGGCCCCTAAGAACCGCAAAAACTGTGTTCTCATCGGTCTGTGCGCGCTGATCACCTGCAGGATCCCCGAAGATGCGGAAATTCGCGCCATTGAACGAAGCACATTCCCGGTGAAAGAGGTTGGCGAAGCGCGTAGAGCCCATACCGCGAGCCACGAGCTCACGTAGAATGTGCCAGCGGCCCCTGACATTTTGAGCGAAAACCGCACTCGGGTCCAAGCCGAAGTCAAGCCCGACATATACATCGAGACCAGGAACCATCTGCAGCGGGTGCCGCGATACATGGAGGTTGCTATCGAACGTCGGGTAGACTGGCTTTCCATCAGTGAGTGAGCCGTACAGGTTGCACACGTACACCTTGATCCAGTCAGCCCCTTTGCCTTCGATGATCTGCTCATAGTAGCGGTCCTTTATGCCGATCTGGTTTTCCCTTTTGGGGTTCATCTTGTAGCCGGTCACTTTGCCTTCGGCATTTTTGACCTGCAGCATGGCGCCGGGCTGCGAGAAGAACTCCCAGCCGTCCGGCTTGACCAGGGTCTGGGCTTCTTCCTCGGTAATCCACTCGGGAAGCGGCACGTCGCCCGACATGATGGGCCACCAGTGATCTTCATCGGGGGCATTGGTGTCCATGATGACGCCCTGCCAGGTCGGCCCACCATCGCGCTCAGATGGAAAACGGCCGACGCGCATGGTGATCGCGTCAACAATCGCTTTAGGAATTTCACGAGCCTCATTGATCCATGCGCCTGTCAATTCGAGAGAGAGAACCTTTTTCACGTCGTCGGGCTTGTCGAGCGAGATGAAGATCACCTCCATGTCGAGGTTGCCCTTGCGGATCCGGTGCGTGAACGGCGGCTGCCAGTTGAATTTGCCGAACTCGTGCTCCGGAAACCAGTCGAGCCAGGTCTTGATCGTCGTGGTCTTGAGCTGCGGGTTGGTGTTGCGCACCACGGCAAAGCGCGTCTTGCGGAATTTTGAGCCGCCGATCTCCTGCTCGACGCCGCGCCGGAAACATTCAACAGCCGATCCCACCGATTTGCCGGAGCCGACCGGCCCGCGGATGCCGCGCACGAAGGCTTGCGAACGCATGAAGGCGCGGAGCACCTCGCCATCGGCCTTGTAGGTAAACTCAGCCATTCGGCTTGTGCTCAGTGCCGGGAGTGGCGCGGATCTCGTCGACGATATCGGCCTTCAGGTGCTCGAGGCGGCCGACCATGGGCAGGCCCTGAATGCCGGCACGGCATTGATAGGTGCCGCCATCATCGGTCTGCAGCACCATCGAGATGCCGACGATCTCGCCAGCCATGATGATCTCACGCACATCATCGAGGATCTCGAGAAGGTCGGCATTGTATTTTCCCTTTTCCTGGGGCGGCCGAGGCACAAGCTTGAGAATTTTGGCCACCGGCCGCTCCAGATCCGTCATCAGAAATGCCCGCGCCGAACGATGTCGAGCATCTTGGCGTTGCGCTCACCCTCAAAGGTGATCGGCGCATCCTTGCCCTTGATCGTCAGCGTGTAAGTGCCATCGCCATTGCCGTTCTTGTTGGTATTGGCGGCGCAGTTCCAGCTGTCGGTCGCCAGCATCTTGAACTTGCGGCCGATCGTGTCGACGACGATCACGCTCTCGACCATATCGTCGTCACCGGACTTAAGGCCCGTATCGATATCGGTCTCGAGCGGATCAACAGGCGGCAAAAGCGCCGCCGGCAGTGTCTCGTCAAGAGTTTGGTCAATTTCGGCAGGCTTTTTGGATTTCTTCGCGCTCATTTTACGTCCTTCCAGTTTTTCCGGATCAGATACGCCACGGTGTCGGGAGCGATCACGTCGATCATCTTGTCGGCTTCATAGTCCGTGATCATGTGCTTCGGATAATGCTTGAGGTGCTGCGATTTGATGATCGCCCGCAAGCGTATCCGATCCCGGTCTGACAACGTGGCCGAAAAGCCACCGGGATCCTGGAGCATGGCGATCACATCGTCCGGATTGCGTCGCTCTCTCCCCATTTCAGTCTTCCGAAAGATCAAAAGCCGCCATGAAGGCCTCGTCGGAGTAAACCCGAACGTCCTTCGCAGGCGTCTTCACAACCCAGTTGCCGTCAGAGGCGCGCTTGCCGCCGCCCTGCGTCGAGCACATGAGGCCCGCCCCATCGCGCCAGGCAAGGCCCTGAGCCATCAGATCCTGAAGCCAGCCCGGATATTCCGAGGTCTTGGCCGCGTCGCCGGGCGGTACCACCGGTAGCCGGAAGGCCTCGACCTTCATCGGCTTGGTTTTGAATGTGGTCATGAGCGCCGCCAGACCACGCCGATCGCCAGCGCCGCGATTATGGTGCCGCCGACGAGCATGAACCGGACCAATTCCGGCGTAAAAATCACGAGTGAGGCCATCAGTGTTTCCTTCCGCTGTTGCCGGGCATCAGGATCGATGACCCGGGCCGTTTCATTCCGAGCCGCTTCTCAAGCTCCGTGGGCGAGAGCGCCCGGTGCAGGAAAGACACGAGTGCCGCACCTTCCCATTGTGTTTTCCCGGTCACGATCATGAACTCCTGGCCGCCATTCACCGGAATTTCGCCGGAAATCATGCCGTCGCGCAGCAGCTTCGCCAGTTCCGCCAGCATCCGGCGCACCTGATCGAGCTTCGACGGCACCGCATCGACCGGCATGCCCTCGTCGAAAGCCTTGATGAGCTGCCAGGCGCTGGCAATCATGCCCGACGCCGCCTTCAACCGATCATCATCGACGGCAAATTTTTGCAGCTCGCCCTGAGCCCGGTGCAGAAGAGGCTCCAGAGTGAAGGCCAACTCGCTCGTCATCGGACGCACCCGCCCATTCTCAGCAAGCGCCATCTCCGCCCGCACCGGCCCATTCGGAAACGCAGGCCCCGTCAAATGCCGCGCCTCGTCAAAAACAACCTTGCCGTCCTTCAATGTCGCCATACCACCTTCAGTCAAATCTTTCACGAACGCCTCCTATAGCCATTACAAGGGATATTTATTTTTACGCGGGACGCAACAGGAACGAACTCTGAGCGGCTTCAACGCTCGTGTGGGGGGCGTAACGGCTACTCATTGATCCGTTTTGACCCCCCCCTCCGCTGTGGGCGTGACGTCGACCACCATACCACTTCGATCGGCAGGGCCAGGACCGATGTCGATGTGCACACTGAGGTTGCCATCG